CCCGATTAAAAAGCCAGGCCCAAGAAGCCCCCCCCTTCAAGTTGAAGAGATTATTGATTATTTTGGAAGAGTACATAAACCCTTGACTAAAGCGGGATATAAAGATGAACTTGGAAAATTACAAGCTCAGAGTGGTAACATATCCGGTGCAACTGCCGGTGTTGAAACTACTTCTACCATTACAAATAAAGAAACTGATGGAACTACAGAGTTTACTGACCAAGATGTTGTTAGTGTTGTGAAACCGTCAAATCTTATGACTTTACCTAAAAGTGTTATAGCGACTGATGGAGTCTATCAAGATATTAAAACCTATCTAGCTAAACCTATGGTTTTCGCTAGTGGAACCTTGCTTACTGCTAGTTCAAAATCTATAATGATGGAGGATGTTACCCGATATATCTATAATACTGCTCATCCAGTTTGGATGGACAAACTCAAAGGTTATTATGGTATCAAAGCTACAATCGTTTTTAATCTCAAGGTGAATGCTAGTAGGTTTGATCAAGGTTTATATTTATTAGCATTTCTCCCTTACGGAGGAAATCCCACTAATAGTGCATTCTATAATAATGCATATTGTCACTCTTACGTTCAAGTTTCTACTCTAATGCACGTGAAGTGTGATATAAATTGTGACTCAGCCGTCCAATTACGTATTCCTTGGAATACTTGTCAATCCTTTATGGGTTTGGTCCCCTGGATAGCTGGTAGAGTTGGTTCGCCAGGGAATATTTATTTCTATGGTTTATCTAATGTTACTACTCTAGGAGGATCTGGGTCTTTTGGATATACTTTATATTGTCATTTGGAAGATGTTGAACTATTTGGAGCTACCGTTCCTCAGAGTGGTCTTCAAGTGACACAAAAGAAAAAGAAGAAAGATCTTCTTACTACAGAGATGGAGAGTGATCGCACCATCTCCAATGCTCTCAAATTAGGTGCTACTATATCCACTGCATTGAGTGCTATACCTACTTTGACTGTATTAGCCACTCCAATGAGTTGGATGCTTGACGCCGCGTCAAGAGCCGCTTACGCTTGGGGCTTTGCGGCCCCCAGAATTAATGATCCTACTAGTCGTATGACGAAGTGGTCAAATCCTTATTTATCTAATTACAATAAAAAGTCAACCGCTCAGAATTTTGCGCTTTCCTCCACAAATAGTGTAGGATTTCTAAACGGATGGTCTGGTACTTCAGAAGATGAAATGTCTCTGGCATTTCTATTCCAAAGATCAGCTATGTTCAGATTCTTTACTATAACTACTGGAACAGCAGCAGGAACCATTGTATTTAATGAAAGTTGTACCCCTAACAATGCTTATGAAACTACTGTAGATTCTGGAGCAACGTTAGTTAATGAAACTCCTATTTGTTATATTTCTAGTTTATTCAATTTGTGGCGGGGTTCTTTGATATACAGATTTACTATAGTGAAAACTGAATTTCATCGAGCTCGACTGTTAGTGTGCTTTGTGCCTACAGCTAATGTTGTAGCCCCCACTGTTACATATACGAATACTGCATATTTAATGAGAGAGATTATTGATATTAGAGAGGGTAACGAATTTGAAGTTACTATTCCTTATATGTCCAATTCCCAGTTCTTGAACGTGTCGGGAGGACAAAATAATGGTTATATACAGATTTATGTTGTTGACCAATTAGAAACATCTATTACAGGAGCTAGTGATACTATCACTATATTCTGTGACATTCGTGGTGGGCCTGATTTTGAAGTTGCGAGTAGATATTCATCGCCTAGTTTAGGGCGAGCTGGTTTTGTTTTTCCAGCTACATTACAATCAGGTATGATGGTAGGAGGATCTGAGGATCCTTGTGCTATCATAGCCACGACTATAGGTACTACTTCAGTACCTGGCAGATCTTATGAATTTGCTGCAGCTTGTACAGGAGAAGCTGTTGATTCAGTTTCCCAACTGCTTAAAGCAGGTGGGGTTGTGAATTATGAAAGTGGTTACGCTGTAACTACTCCCCAATGGAATATTAATCCATTTGCTATTAAATTTTCAGAAATAATAGCTACTGTACCTACGAAGTTGGTCTATATAGATCCTTTTTCTAATATTGCCCCTCTCTACTGTATGATGCGTGGATCAATGCGTATTACTACGTATTTCAGCACAGCAGGAGTTGAGTGTCGAGATTTTAAAATGTGTTCATTTCACGATGATGTGATAAGACGTAAATTTCTTTCAATAGGTACTACTACTATTCCGAATTTGTATTATCTTGGTACGAGAGGTAACCTCCTTATCAAAACTATAACCGATTCGTGTATAGTTGCAGATGTGCCACAAATGACCAAATATCATGCGACTACTGTTTTCGCTGAGATTGGTATAGATGCCACAATGCAAGGCTCTGCTACCTTTGAGACAGGTAGAAAAACCAGATTAAATTTAAGTATGAATGATCCATTAGATGGTAATACCAATATATGGACACCATTCTTTCACAGGGCCGTAGGAGACGATTTCAGGCTAGGGGGATTTTTATCTATCCCACCTAGACCTGGTTCGTAGTTCCTACAACGTTTCTTACAACGTAAAAGTAAGGTGTTATACTAGTTCACTAAAAACTAGCACCCGTCATCAATACTGACATAAACTGTATTGTGCCACCGTTTTCAGTCCTTTAGAGAGTTCCGGGAAAATGGAAGTGATTAAGAAAGTTGATTATTTAGGGCGTGTAGGCGTTTTCCTACCGTGTATGATACTTAAGCCCCTCTCAGATCGTTTTGGGCCTTAATCGCCCCCTCAAGTACAATTGGGGGAGGAAAAATAGTAATTCTGAGCTGCTACATAAATTTATTTATGCTAGCAACTCCTTTAATTTGCAAAAAAAAAAAAAAAAAAAAAAAAAAAACGGAAGAGCAAAGGGAAGGGAAAAA